TCTCTTTTACGATTCATTAACCATTTAAAAGTTCTTTTACTTCCCCATAACATACATTCAACATGGTCTTCTTCTTCTAATTCATTCTTAGTACACATAGAATCGTGTGCTTCTTCTACTATAGTTTCCCATGCTTCGTTTTCTAATAAAGCAGAATATAAATCATCAGGATGTTGTCTTGAACCAATAATCACCATAGCTGTATGTTCTTCTTTACGAGAACCTAATGTAGTAGTCCACCAGTTTTTAGTATTGTTTCTAGATGCAGGTTGCATAGTAGAACTGTGGTCCTCAATGTCATCTGCAATAATTATGTCACAGTCTCTTGATAAAATCTTACCACCTCGTCCTATGCCTATCATTGTAGGTGATTTAATACCAGATACGGTTCTAGTAGATACAGTAAATCCATTTTGTGACCAAGACTTTCCTGTTCTACTTGCTGGTTTAAACTGACCACCTGGTCCACAAAAATCTTCTTTAAGTTTTTCGTTGTTCTCTAATGTATCTATAACAGATGAAACAGAGTTTTTAGAAATATCTTCGTTACCACCAACCCACATAATTCTTATATTTGGATTTCTACATATAAGCCAAACTACAAAGTGTATAAGTAGTTCTGTTTTACCATGACGTGGAGGACTTAGTATCATTTGTTGTCCACCTTCTAGCAAAGCTTTATTAATTGATTTAATCCATTTGTTATGAAAATCTGC